GGTGGCTTTAGACAGACGCCTAATGGTTTGCAGTTTGAGTATGGTCAGATGCTTGGTGTATTCACTACGTGTGCTACCTCTGGTTACATTGGGCAGTACGAGTTTGTTATACATGGTGATAGCAGCGGTAAGGTACACCGCCAAGAGCAAGGCAATAGCTTTGATGGTGAAGATATCTTTAGTGTATTCCAGACACCATTCTTTCATATGCAAGACCCAGAACAGCGTAAAGTATTCTACACTGTAGCTACTTACTTACGTTCTGAGGGTGACAATGAGATCGTTATGTCTGCCTTGTATGACTACGAAGATGTTGATACACTAAGCCCAACTAACTTTACACTAACAACACAAGGTGCTGCAGCCTACTACAACGAAGCCTTGTATGACAGTACCGCAATCTTTGATGGCAACCCTGCACCAGTACAGCGTACTAACGTTTCAGGCTCAGGTAAGTCGGCATCACTTAAATACGTAACAAACGATACAAACGCATCACACAGCATTCAAGGCATAGTGATTACTTTCGGGGTGGGAGATAGACTCTAAATGGCGGGATATACCAGACAGTCCGTAGCTGACATTATCGCAAATGCGGTTATCAAAGCTGCACCAGTAAACGCAGAGTTTAACGCTATCCGTGATGCCTTCAACAGCAGCACGGGTCACAAACACGATGGCACTTCTGCTGAAGGTACTTATGTACCTCTCATTGCTGATCTTGATGGTCAGAACAAAGTAGTCGTAGATACAGTAAACAACCGTATCAGTGTATACACAGAGGTGAGTGGCTCTGCAGTAGAACAGCTACGCATTCAAGACGGTGCTATTGTACCTGTAACTGATGATGACATTGACCTCGGTGCTGCAGGTGCTGAGTTTAAAGATTTGTACATTGATGGTATAGGCTATATCGACTCTGTAGTTATTACTGGTGGTACTATTGACGCTACGGTAATTGGTGGCACTACTCCTGCTGCGGGTAACTTCACTAACGTAGGGCTTACAGGTAATCTAAGTGTTGATGGTACATCTGCTCTTGTAGGTACAACAACTATTACATCTGCTGATATTAACTCAGGTGCAATGGACAATACAGTTATTGGTAATACTACACCTGTAGCTGGTAGCTTCACTAACTTGACTGCTACTGGTACTACTGTGCTTACTACCGCAGACATTAATGGTGGCACTCTTGATAATGTTATTGTTGGTGCTTCTACTCCTTCTACAGGTGCTTTCACTGCACTGTCAGCCACAGGTACATCCACACTAACTACCGTAGACATTAATGCAGGTAACATTGATGATACAGTTATCGGTGCTTCTAGTGCTGCTGCTGGTAGCTTTACAACTGTATCGACATCTGGACAAGCCACCTTGGCGACTGTTGATATTAATGGCGGTGTTATTGACGGTACTACTATTGGTGCAGCAACTCCTGCAGCTATAACAGGTACAACAGTTACAGGTACTAGCTTTGTAGGCCCACTTACAGGTAATGTAACAGGTAACGTCACTGGAAATGTAACAGGCAATGTCACAGGTAATCTGACAGGTAACGTAACTTCTACAGGTACATCATCGTTCCAAGACGTAACAGTTAATGGTACGTTGAATATGAATGCTGGTACTACAGCTACCATCACTAACCTGACTACACCAGTTAATACAAATGATGCTGCAACTAAGGGGTATGTAGATACCTCCGTAGCTAACTTGGTTGACTCCGCACCTGCTGCACTAGATACGTTAAACGAACTAGCTGCTGCGCTGGGCGATGACGCAGACTTTGCAAACACTGTAACCACTAGCATTGCTACTAAGTTACCACTAGCAGGTGGTACTATGACTGGTGCTATTGCGATGGGTGCTAATAAGATCACTGGACTTGGTGATCCTACTGCAGCACAGGACGCAGCTACTAAGACTTATGTAGACACTAACTTCCTTGCACTGTCTGGTGGCACTATGACAGGTGCTATCGACATGGGTAGTGCTAAGGTTACTACTACCTATGGCCCTACTAATGGCGCTGACCTCACTAACAAGACATACGTAGATGCTATCTTGGGTTCATCTACAGCTGCTGCTGATAGTGCCGCTGCCGCTGCTACATCTGAGACTAATGCTGCAACAAGTGAAACTAATGCAGGTAACTCGGCAAGTGCCGCTGCAGCAAGTGAAGCTAATGCTGCTGCATCGTATGATGACTTTGATGATCGTTACTTAGGTGCTAAGGCTTCTGCTCCTGCGTTAGACAATGACG